TAGTAGGGATGGCTTTTGCTAACTATATAAAAATAAATTTATTTTTCAGATTTATCTTTTGATTTTTTTTGGGCTTCTTTTTCTTTCTTTCTCGGTGCTCGGAAGAGCCAATAGGCGGCGATGCCGTAGAGTCCGACTACTGTAGTGGTAGTGGATGTCATGAAGGCGATGAGAACCGAGTCAGAGAGCTTGAATTCTAAGTTTTCGTAGTTTTCCAATAACGACGGGAAAGGAAATTTACCAAATCCTTGTATCAGCAAAATGATCCATAAAATAGAAATCCATGTGATCGCCAAGATAAAAAGTTTTTTTGCATGGCGTTGTCGTAATTGGTGGTTTTCTTTTGCCTCATGCAGCTTTTGTTCAAGGCGCTCGTCGGCACGGCGTAATCGATTGAATTCAGCATCGAGACGAACTTCGTCCAAGCTACGGCCAGGATCGACAGTTTCTTGTTCTTGCTCTGAGAAGCCAGGCGGAATTATTTCCGGCTGTAAATGAAGACCCGACTTATGCGAAGTCGGGTCTAGTGGTGGCGACTGAGATTCGGTGTCTTCAGACTTGGGCATTCCGATTGACACGATTCTTATAGTATTCTTTGATTATATCGTTCGGAATAATCATGTAACGCCCATTTGGCTTATTCCAAATTTGATCCCACGGCGTCTTAGGCAGATGCGTAATCTGCGAAAGCTGAAAAGCGGTGTGTTTTCTGTATGCTTCCCATACCGCCATAATAGCTTCATCGGCTTGCGGATCTGACTCGATAGTTTCTCGCAAATCGGGTGCAAGCTCACCAGTCACGTAGTCGCGACCGAACTGACGAAGCTTTTCGTAAAGTTCAGGGATGACAGGGCCAAAATCCCACGCCTTGACGGGTTCATCAATAAGAGGTGCGTCAAAACCAGCTAAATGCACCCCATGGGCGAAAAAGACTAATTTTTGAAGCTGCATATTAGTCAACGCTTTTCCTTCAGCCGCAGCAAGATCAAGGAATCGTTGAGCGACAGCTATTGCTGATGCCATTGTTTCTCCTTTCGATCTAAGTGTGGTTAAACTGAAAAACGCCGAAGCCGGCGAACTATAGCATAGCGGTTACAAATTATACTGTATATTTAAACAGTATTGTTTCGTGTTCTTTAATATGATATCGGGATTTGTTCTGTTTTTGCAATAAGAGAAGTAGTAACACATGTCATGGTTTCGCATTTGGGAGATGAAGCTGAAAAAATTTACGCCAAGTATAGTCAGGAATTCACTATAGCTCGATAGTCTTTGCAAGTCCCAATAGACTGAGAGATTGCTCCTGAATCACTATCCCTCTGAGTTTTCCGCAATTATCTCGCGCACTTCTTTGATCTTTTCCCACTCAAGATCGGCGGCACGTTTCGCGCTTTGCTTGCTTGCATAGACATGCTTCAAAGTCTTCGGATTCCCGCCCCGGGCCATGACAGCGCCCACCCATCAACCTGCGCATTAGTATGGATGCGCAGATGTGAAAAAGGGACGCCAATAGTCTTCGGCGTCCCTTTGTAGAGAGTGTAATTCAAGTCGGCAAATTCGGCCATTTCTTACTTATCCAGCAACTCCCTAAGCAGTGCCTTTATCTCTTGATTGCCGCTCGCCAATTTTTCAAGCTGCTCATTAACTGGTGCGGCTAGCAAGCGGGCAATTACTTCGGCGTTCAACGTCCTCCCATTGCGCTCGGCAGCTTCTTTCAATTCCTGATGAAGTTGTGGCGGAAAACGCACGGCCGACTTTACGTATAAGTCCTGAGTTGATTTCTTGACGGGAGGTTTTTGCATCTCCCTATTTTTAAATAAGCAATAAATCCTGAGTAATCAAAGCCTCCATCATGAAGGCAATCAAATCGTAATTGCCGCCTGATAATTTCCCTCAACAAAGACATCATCACCCGTCGAATGTCATTTCTTGACAAAGAGATAACTGATTAAACGACTGCTATTTTTCCGATGCGGTCCTTTTTCAGAGGCGCATAGTGACTTTTTTCAAGGCAATTACTTGCAGGAAAACATACGAAGAAGGATGTTTTCTGCTTTGATTGTACAGCCTGAAAACGGAGCGCGTATCGCATATAGCGCAGTTTTCGGATCCGGCAGATACGCCGCAGTCACCAACAACATAAATGCGCCAGGCGATACCCAATGCAAAAAGAACTAGAGGATGAATTGGCTGGCGAATTCTTTAAAAAAATTACAAACAAAAAAGATCGAGCACTGGCGCTTGCACTGCTCAGGAAAATGGCTGGAAGGCAAGTGGCGCATGATTCGCCAAAATTCCAATTAATCCTTGGCGGCCTTTCCCATTCCAGCGACAGAGACCTTCTCGACGAGTCCCGCAACCTCGACGATGTGACTACGCCCATCTCGCGTTGAGTTTCTATATAAGTTAATTAAATTCATTAGCTCGTCAGGGTCTATAAAATCTTCCCGATTCCCGCGCACATCAAGGGGCTCGCTGTGAATCGGATCATTGATGCCCCCCAATGAATTGCTGTCGTGCATATTTCCATTTCCGCTAAGCAACCACTCAGCAGATACGTTTAGCGCCTTTGCCACCAGCGGCAGGCGGCTTCGGTTCGGCGCGGTGCCGCCTTCTTTTTCCCATAACTGAACAGTTTGCCAACTGACCTTCAATAGATCAGCCAAGGCCTGGTGGCTGTTTAGCCCCATGGCAAGGCGCCGCTCTTTAATTCTGCTGTGGATGCTCATGCCGGAACTATGACGACAAGATTTTATTGCATCAACACAGATTTTTCTTGTGCTTACTAGTTTTTCTAGTAAAATTGGTCGCATGAAGAACCCCGCCCTCGAAGAAGCAATCGATAAATTTCCAACCCTGGCCTCCTTTGCGGAGGCTGTCGGGGTTGACTACCAAGTGGTGCAGCAGTGGCGCATAAATGGAACGCCTGCTAAATACTGCAAAAAAATAGAATCGCTGACCGGCGTTTCGCCGCGACTTTTGCGTCCTAGTGATTGGTCATTTTATTGGCCCGAACTCGCCACCCAACCAGCCTAACCACAGAGAGGAAGTCATGACATCTGAATATTTGCGCGCCATCGGTCAAGTCCTTGTTCTTATTTCAGCTATCGCGCTGTATTTGACAGGGAAAAACATGATTTTTGTGTGGAGAGAAATGCGGACTGAGCTCATTTCCTTGCGTAGCTTGACCCAAAAATATGCTTGCGCAGGCGTCTCTGAAGTTCTGGTTGGCGATGTGCGTATTGATACGGTAACTGAGCGTAGCAATGGGGTTGAGGGCTGAGATGGTTCGTTGCCCCCGTCTCCTATGGCATCAAATTTTGCAACGAGTATATCGGCACTTTTAGCCGACGCATTTGTGAAATGGGCCGCCTCTACTCCCGGGAAAATTACAAGACGAATCAGAAGTAAGCCGTCTTTGCTCTCGTCGTTATACGCATCGATATGCGGAGCCGCAGCAGATATTTGAAGGCGCATTTGTAGATACACGAAGAAGGCTGTCGCTGCTGTAGCAAAGGCAGTAACAACGTCAGGAAGTTTTATATCGCTCATTGGAAGTCCCTTTGTTGATTGTTGTGTGAGAGCAGTAATCGTAACGCATTGAGGACTTCCGCCAGTTTTTGAGTTTGCATTCTCGTCGCAGTAAAAAGTATTAAAAATAATTTAGAGGTTGACCCATGAAACGCCCTTTCGTCTTTCGCTTTGCAGTCGTCAATGAAGCCCTGTAGCGTGGTTTGCATTTTTCTTGTGGAAGCACGAATTCCCCCGGAAGGGGGTAAGGGGGTTTCTATTTGGTTATTGGTTATTGGTTCTTGGTTAGTTGGAGTGCCGTTGCTCGGACGTTCAACGTCCGTTGGAATTCCGTCTAACGCTCGTTGGCGTTTTTCTGCTCTTTTTGCTGCAGATGCCTTACCTGCGATTGATTTCTGGCTTGTTGATGTGCGGTAGGCATCTAATTCTTCTTCACAGCGTGCGTGGTACCAACCCGTTGGCGTTTTCGTAAAGAACTCGTTCAACGTCTGTTCAACGGCTGTTACCTCTTCGTTGGTACGTGCGATGATCTTTCGGCACAACGCCGGTAAATCCAACGTCAGCGGCTGCTCGGTGTCGTAATAGACGTCCAGTAGATCTCGATAGATACTGCGCTCAATGCGCGTCAGGTGCCTTGTTGCGCGGTCAAAGTCGCCGATGTGGTGGTTGTAGTAATTCATCCTTGTGCTGTCCCCATGCCCATATTCCGCAGACCGCACAACTCACGCTCACGCTTAACGGCAGCCTCACGGTTCACCTGCTCAGTATTAAGGCGCGATGCTTCTGCTTGAGCTTGATCTGTGGTCACGCAAACGCACACCACGGTCATGACATCGCACCCAGGGGTCTTGTATGCAGCAGCATGCTTTCCATCAGCCAAGGGTCCTATCGCAACGTGGTTGAGCATTACGCAGCTTCCTTCTCAGCCCGCGCAGCGCGCAGGTCTTTTAATTTCAATTGATAAATGCGCTTGATCGTCTTGGCGTCATCGATGGTCAACTTCACTGGTTCGTGATGTCCCTCCAGAAACGACAGGCGATCAGCGCCGATCTTGCCAAGCAGGCGCAGGCGGTACTCAACCACGTTGCCGCCCTTGTTCTGTCGGCGCTGCCTCCCTGGTGGCGTCGAGCAGACGAAAAAGCAGAAGGACTGGCGACAGACGTTCCGAAATTTCATTGAGAAAAATTACTTGAAATTATGGGCCATCGACAAGGACGGAAATTACTTCCTGACCACTGCCGGCAAGCAAGCGCAGCAATTTCAAAACACCAAGCAACTTCAAGACGACAAGGGGATGGAATGAGCCAAAACAATGGAACGGGAGCATTATGAGTCGCGGCATGAATGCATTGTCGAGCGCTATTCAGCAGCAATCCGGCCTTGGCGACAGCTCCAAATCCTGGCCGCAGTTGGCGACGATTAGTAGTTACGACCAAAACAACCATGCTGTAAAAGTAAAGGCGCAGCCATCGGGCATCGAGTCCAACTGGATGCCGCTTGGTGCGATCGGGATTGGCAATGGCTGGGGTGTTGCGGTCGGCCCGCAGATTAATGACCAAGTGCTTGTGATCTACGAATATGGTGATTTCAGCTCAGGCACGATTGTGTCCCGCATCTTTTCGGTTTCGCAGCAAGCCCCAGCAGTGCCAAGCGGCGAAATATGGGCGCTACATCAGACCGGAAGTTTTGTGAAGCTCGTTACTAACGGCGACATTGATGTAAGCACGACTGGAAATTTGAATGCAACCGTTACGGGGAATATGGTTGCGAATGTCACTGGCAACGTCACCGCTAATGTCGCTGGCAACGCGACGATATCGGCTCAGATAGCATCGATTGTCGCCGCGGTATCAGCGGCGATTACCGCGCCCACAATCACTCTAGGCTCGACTGGGCAGACGTTGCTAAGTTTTGTCACATCGGTGTTTCAATCGTTGTTTAATACTCACACCCATTTAACGAATTCCGTAGGCGCCCAAACAAATGCCCCAACTCAACAGATGGGCAGTTCGCATCTCACCAGTACCGTAAAAGGCGGCTAGCTGCAAACATTATCGTTTCAATGAAGACCGCCAAGTGCGGTCTTTTTTTATGGGCGCGAACAATGGATGTTTTTCATTATTACGGCGGCGATTTATCGGTTTCGTCGTCTGGCGACCTGGCTGTTGCCGACCAATCAACTACCGGTGTGCAGCGCGTGTATCGCAGGTTGCTCACCAATCCGCAATTAAACAATGTCACTGGAACTGCCGTGGCCTCTGGTGACTACACAGCGCACCCAACATATGGCGCGGGTCTGCCACGTAAGGTTGGGTCGCCGCAGAGCATTGCATCTACCGAGGCCCTAATCAAAGGGCAGATGTATCTGGAGTCGGTAGTGACGCGCAACCCAGCGCCAACCATAACGCTGACGCCTGTCAACAACGTTCTTAGCGCCGCGATTCAGTACCAAGACGCCAATACGTCAACGCCGCAGTTTCTTGAATTCGATATTACAAAGTAGCCCATGGCAAATATCAATACACAGTCATTCACAGCGCTAGTCACAAATTTTGCGACGGCAGTGCAAGGCACTGCGGCGACGCTAGTTGACTTCACAATCGGCTCGGTGTTGCGCGCCATTGATGAAGCAGTGGCCTATATTGCGCTATGGCTACAAGGGCTAATCCTGCAAGTAGCGGCGCTGACGCGCGCGGCAACATCGAACGAGACTGATCTTGATTCATGGTTTGCGCAGTTTGGTTTTTCCAGGTTGGCGGCAGTAGCCGCAACGGGGCAAGAAACATTTGCGCGATATACGCCAACGAACCAGGCCGTTATCCCAGTTGGCGCTATCGTGCAATCTGCCGATGGCACTGTGCAATTTGCAGTCATTGCAGACACAACAAATGCAGCATATAGCGCGACGCTGGGCGGTTATGTTCTACCAGCCGCCCAATCAAGTGTAAGCGTTACTATTCAGTGCACAACAGCTGGTGTGCTTGGTAATGTTTCCTCTGGCGCATTGAGTAATCTTGGCACATCGATATCTGGCGTCGATTACGTCACAAATGCATCTGCATTTTCCAATGGCGTGGCGGCAGAGTTGGATGCTGCCGCTAGAGCTCGGTTTGTTTTATATATCGCCAGCTTAGAAGCTGCTACCTTGCAAGCGATTTATAACGCGATCGCAAGCGTACAGCAGGGCCTGACATACACGGTGGCAGAGAATAAGCAGTACAACGGATCGACCAAAAATGGCTATTTCACCGTCATTGTGAACGATGGTAGCGGGTCTCCTCCGTCGCAATTATTGACCAATGTCGGAACCGCAATTGATGCAGCGCGTCCACTGTGCTCAACGTTTGGAGTTCACGGCCCAACGGTCGAAACTGCCAACATTGTAATGGTGCTTACAACAGCGACAGGCTACACACATTCCTCAGTTGTGACGCTTGTTATTACTGCGCTGCAAACTTATATCACTGGATTGGCGCTAGGTCAGTCTCTCCCATATTCGATGCTTTCCGCAATTGCTTATGGCGCGTCGCCAGGGGTGACAAATGTTACCGGAGTTCTGCTGAATAGCGGCACAAGCGACCTAACGGCAACGGCGCAACAAACGATTGTCGCTGGAACTATGGGGGTTACTTGACATGGCTACCGGTGATCAATCCGATGTTTTATCTCGGCTGCAATCCTATCTTCCTCGGGGATGGTTTGGTGACCTGACGCAAACGCCAATATTGAATGGCCTGTTGACTGGCATTGCCTCTACATTTTCGGTGATGTACACGCTGGTGATGTTCTTCTGGGCGCAGACGCGCATCCAGACCTCTAGTGGTGGCTGGATTGATATTTGGGCGACTGATTTTTTTGGAACTAATTTGCCGCGCAATGCCGGTGAGTCTGATGCAAGCTATATCGCCA